AGCCGAGCCGAAAAACGTTGTATGGATAGCATTACGCGATGGAGTGCTGACCGAAAAAGAACTTCGGCTTTTTGCGGTTTTTTGCGCACGGCAAAACCAACACCTTCTCACCGATCCGCGCAGTATCGCAGCGATAGATGTAGCGGAGCGATATGTATACGGCAATGCCACTAGTGACGATCTGTCTGCTGCTTATGCCGATGCTGCTGCTGCTGCTGCTGCCGATGCTGCTGCTGCTGCTGCTGCTGCTGCTGCTGCTGCTGCTGCTGCTGCTGCTGCTTATGCTGCTGCTGCTGCTGCTGCTGCTGCTGCTGCTGCTGCTTATGCCGATGCTGCCGCCTATGCTGACTGTGATACCGATGATGCCTACTTATCCCAGTCCGAATACCTACATAAAAACACGAAACCAAACTTTGAAAAACTATGAACCAGATACCAGAATCCATCGACGAATGCATCGAAAAAATCACTAGCCACGTTCGCGAATTACTCTGCGAGCGAAGGGAAAAGCTGATAGAAGCGTGGCAGGAATCGATAAACGATGCGCTGGAAGAGGATCCAGAATCAAAAATACCACATCTGAAAATCGGAATAAGCGCGGCAATCGACATCAACGAACACCCTGCCAGAGTTACTACGCAGATCAGTTTCGCCGCTCGCTACGTCTCAAAAATGAGCGAGCAAATGGATGATAAAAATCAACTGAAAATCGAATTCCCACCATGCAAACAAAACGAAGAGTAACAATCGAAGACCCCTTTAACATCGCGCAATTTAACCGACATCTTGACGCTTTTTTGCGAAAAAGAGTCAAAGGATACGCGGAAAAGCAAGATGAACAAATCACCAGAAACAAAAAAACGAACAGCAGAAAAAAATGAACACGCCACAAATTATTTACATAATACTGACATGCCTCGCGCTCGGAATATCCATGGAGCAAAACGGAAAGCTGAAACAAGGAAAGGAAAGTTTTGTCATCACTTTGATAGGAGTGGTAATCCATTTTGCCCTTTTGTATTGGGGCGGATTTTTTAACCAGCAATAAACACAGAACCAAAAAAATGAATACAGGAATCATAACGAATCAACTCCCACATGAAATCCCCGCAGAACTATGGTCACCCTTGCGTAACAGCATCTTCCCAGGCGCGACTGATGACAGCATTACGCTAGCATGGCATTACTGCAAATCGCGAAAATTAGACATTATGAAGAAGCCGTGTCACATCGTCGGCATGAGCGTAAAAAACCCCAAAACGCAGCAGAACGAATGGCGAGATGTAATCATGCCAGGCATATCAGAACTGCGAATCACGGCGCAACGCACGGGTCAATACGCAGGGCAAGACGCGCCAATTTTCGGGGCAATGGTAGAGATGAAATTTGGCAATACTACACACATGGTGCCAGAGTCATGCACCGTAACAGTATATCGCGATAACGGCAAAGGACTACGATACGCTACACCTCACACAGAGTATTTTGAGGAGGCATGCGCAAAGAAAAAAGATGGTGATTTGAATAGCATGTGGGCGACTCGCAAGCGCGGACAGCTTGCCAAATGCGCAGAGGCAGGCGCATTGCGAAAAGCATTCCCCGACGAGATTGGAGGTGTCGCCACGGCTGAAGAAATGGACGGCAGAGAGATGCGAGACGTAACGCCGCGCCAGTCTAGCGTCGAAATGCCGCCCATGCCCATGATGCCATCGTTGCCATCTATCGCCGCAACCACCACGGACGACTTGCCATTCGACCACCCGCCAAAGACTGCTAAAGGGCAAGGGGTGGTAGTTAGCGCGAACCCTGACAGCGGACTGGTATCCATTAAAGGCGAGAAAAAAACAACCGAAATGGAATGCGTTAGTGAAGAAGTGTTTAACGCCGCTGCTGATCTACTGGATATGAAAGTTTCTTTGGAATTTTTCAAGTCGGGGGATGTTTATGTAATATCAAAAATCACGCTAAATGAAGGACAATAAACTAATAGGGAAAACGAATCATGAAAATACTAACGCACCAACAAGGCTCGACGGAATGGATTATATCACGATTATTCCGCCTCACAGCATCGAACGCCGCAAAGTTTTTTACAACTAAAGGAGTCCTTTCTGATAGTATCGCTATGCGTGAAAAAGTGGATAATCTTATAGCAGGCTACAGTCTAGGGCAACTCATCCAAAGCGGCGAAGTTATACTCCCTGCGGATGATCGAGAGTTGCAGGAACTTATAGCTCATTACACTGGAGACGCGTTCAGAGGCACCCTGCACACACGGCGCGGCCATGAATGTGAGCCGTTAGCGATAGCGGCTTTGCAAGAGCGAATCGGCGCGGAAATAACTAGTGTTGGAATGGTCGTGCATGATAACAATTTTACTTCATGCTCGCCCGATGGGTTGGTGATGGACGGTGAAAAAATCATTGCAGGCGCAGAGGTTAAAGCCCCGTCACTGGGTAACTATTATGGACAAATACGTGAAGGAGGGTTGCCGCCTCAGTATCGATTACAGGTGCATTTGTCGATGGCGATTTGCGAGGTGGATGCTTGGCACTTTGGTTCATTTTTCAAGGGTCATCCGATCCATTATGTTCGAGTCGAACGTGAAAAACTCACCGATACGTTAGCCGAGAACATAGACAAATTTGCGCAAATTTACAGCGAGCAATATACTAAAACAATGGCGGCGGTTGACGCTGCAAAACTATAAAAACAAAATGAAAAAGAAAATCAAAGCAATACTACTGACAGACCAAGAAGATTCCGAAATGATAATACACGCGATTGAGGGTTTAAAATGTTTCTGTATATCCATCGGAGGATGTGACTTTGTCTTTAACCAAGATGAAAAAGACGAATTGTTTGAAGCAATTAACCAAATAACAGAATGATCCATCAAAAACGTAACTACGCACTAGGACGACTGAAATCAGGAGTTATGAACAACGCTGAAAAGTTGTATTCCGAACACCTAAAACGCCTCGAACATGACGGTGAAATCACGTGGCATAAGTTCGAAGGGCTAAAGCTTCGACTGGCCGACAAGACGTTTTACACGCCTGATTTCGCCGTCATGCTGTCAAATGGACAGATCGAACTGCATGAAGTAAAAGGATTCTGGCAGGATGATGCCAGGGCGAAAATCAAGATAGCCGCTGATATGTATCCTTTCCGCTTTATCGCTGTAAAAGTGCAATCAAAAAAGAACGGCGGTGGATGGGAGATAGAGGAATTCTAAACATAAAAAACATGATCGACCTAGAAACTATAAAAGACAACTTTGAATGCATAATTGCTAAATACGAAGAAGCATTCAATTTGTTGCATGAAAAAATGAAGGTATCAGCAGTGCAATTAAACACTACGGCATCACGTGATGCGCGTAAACTGATAATGGTAATCGAAGATGAAATTAAACTAACAAAAAAGAAAAAATGATAACAGGAACTAAAATAAAAGCAATCATCCGCGCTCATGAAGTAGCGGGTCAACTATGCTTCACAAACACTATGTGTTACGCTATTCTTACAGCCGCCGCCGATGGGTATGTTAACGCATCAAAGATCGCTACGGGGGTTTTCTATCAGCCCAATAGTGCCGCATACACGCTGAAAACATTGCAGAAGCAAAACATATTCCGAGCCGAAAGACGAGTGCATCAGGGTGTGATGATGGCTGATTATTTTCTAACAAATGACGGCGAAAAGATTGCAGCACAATTACTAAGCTAAAACAATATATGCACAACAGAACTACAATAGTAGGATACATAGACGGTGATGTCGAATCGGTAGATAATCCAGCGGGTGAGCCGTTTTGCAACTACTGGATAAAGTGGGAAAAATCATACACTAGACAAAACGGATCGATTGGCAAAAACTATTTACAGATAAAGGTCAAAAGCCGAGGGAAGTGCGCGGAGAACACGATTGACATGTGTAAGAACGGGCATCAAGTCTTGGTGCATGGCGAGCTAGAGCAGGAGTCATGGACATGTAAAACCACGATGCAAAAGAATACACAAATTGTTATACGGGCGATTGAATGCCAACTACTTTAAGAATATGAGCAGTGACCCCGACGAAGAAATCGAAAAACCTACATTTGACTTTACAGAAGACGAATACCGAAAAGCAAACGACTCACGTGATGAAATTTATGACTAAAGAAGAAATTTATGCTTTTGCAAAAAGCAACATCACAGAGATATGACACCAACCGAACAATGCTGCGCTTTGGTGAAGCAACTCAACGGGCAAATTGACCTTGCGAGAGAAACGATATCATCGCTGTCGCTTATTACATGCAATCTACAGCAAAAAATCAAAGTTTGGGAACATTGCGTAAGCACAATGCAAACTTTAGGGATGCTATCAGACGATAAAAACGAACCGAATGGGGATGTCATGAATACTCCATGCCCGAACTGCAATAAACACCATAAACAACCATGATGAAACCAAATAACACACATCCAAAATTAAGAGTGCTACGACTGACACTGAAACGCAAATGGTACGACATGATCGCAAGCGGCGAAAAGCGAGAGGAATACCGCACTCCGGGAAAGTGGATTTTATCGCGCATGATCGGGAAAGATTACGACCTGATCGAATTTAAGAACGGATACGGCGCGAACGTGCCGTCGATGATAGTCGAATACAAAGGATATTATTACGGGCAAGGAATTACTAAATGGGGCGCGATTGAGGGCGAAGAGTATCTTGTATTTAAGATAGGCCGCGTTTTATCTGTGAAAAATATCAGCACAAAACAACCATGAAAAATAATAAACGATGCGGCAATTGCATACATGCCAGCAAAGGATTCAAAATGACAGATGGCACGAATCATCATTGTAGCCATCCGTCGATGGTTGCGGGAATTGAAAACCCGTCAGGATTTGATACTTTGGTCAAGTGGCATTTCGTATGCGATAACTGGATTGAAAAACCAAAAGATAACCAACATCAAACAAAAAGAAGATGAAAAAACTAACAGCATATGCAAAAAACGGGCGGATTTTCACGCTTCATACACGCATCGGAAACGTAGCCGTATTTGAAGGGCGAGCGGCAAAATCCTCACATGTCACATACGAAACTATAATCATACAATCCCACGAGGGGCGTGAAATCCAAGGCGTAAGATTTGAGCCTGCCGAGTATCCACCGAGCAATGAGCAATGGGGAGTGAAAGGTTGGACATATACCCGAATCGAGCAGGCCATCGAAAAAATGAACGATTTGGCAACTGACAAAAATCTGTGATGCGAGAATCTTGCAGCTTACCACAAAAATGATAAACTAACCGCGTCGAAAGACCTCGTTGATACCGAGAAAATACAATATGAACAACAGCCTTCAAATCCACCAAGTGCCGCCAATTGTAGCGGGTATCACGCTTGGTGGATTTGAAGGCTTTTTTATTAAGCAAAAATAATGAGCAAGAAGCAAAAAGCACCCGCATTCCAATTCTACGCCGCCGATTTCCTCATCGGGGTGATGACTCTCTCTGACGAAGAAACGGGCGTTTACATGAAGATGCTTTGCACTCAGTGGATACACGGCTTTTTGCCAAATGATCAAAAATTGATCAAAAAAATGGTAAATTTAGACAAAAAACCGAGTCAAAAAGTGCTGGAAAAATTCAAAATTTGTGAAGATAATTTACTCAGAAATGAAAGGCTCGAATCTGTTAGAAAAGACCGCGAAACATTTATAGAATCAAGGGTTAAGAACGCGAATAGCCGCTGGAACAAGCCCGAAGATGGTATGCACGTGCATGATTCTAGCATGTGCTACGAGGATGCTCTTCAGTCTTCAGTCTTCAGTCTTCAGTCTTCAAGTGTATTAAAGGACGGACAAAGCACAGAAAAAAAAGTACACACAAAGAATAAGACTACTTGCCCGATTTCATCGGACGTGAGTGAGATTTTGAAATTTATTTGGGAAAATTGCCCCGCCAAATCTCGTGAACGCAGTAGCAAAAAAGAATTGCTGGCGGAATGGAATAAAATGAAGGCAGTCGAAAGGCCAACGATCCAAACTATCAAAGTCGCTCTCGACGCATGGAACGCATCAGCAAAGTGGCTGGACGGATACAGCGAGGGAATTGACCTATGGGTAAAAAAAGCGCAATGGGAAAATCTGCCATTACCCGCAAACTCTAAATCTCAGCCACCCCCCAAAAAGATCGACCCATACGCGCCAAAACCAAGAAACGATGAATACTAAACCCCGAATTGTCCGCCACATGGACTTATTTAGCGGTATCGGTGGATTTTCCCTAGCCGCTCAATGGGTAGGCGGAATCGAAACCATTGCATTCTGCGAGATAGACCCATGGGCGCGGAATGTCCTCGCTAAAAATTTCCCAAACGTGCCAATCCACGACGACATAAAAACTCTTAACCCTAAAAACTATGGAACAATCGACCTTATTACCGGCGGATACCCTTGCCAGCCTTTCAGTGCTGCCGGGAAGCGACAAGGCGCGGATGATGACCGCCACCTCTGGCCAGAAATGCGCCGGATTATTGAAGCCGCACGACCCCGCTGGGTGCTTGCTGAAAATGTTGCTGGGCACATCAGCATGGGACTCGACGAGGTGCTTGCTGACCTGGATGCCATCGGCTACGCCGCGACTGCGACCGTTATTCCGGCTTGTGCCGTTGGTGCCATCCATAGACGGGATCGAGTATGGATTACTGCCCACGATAGTCGCCTCGGAATACCGTGGGACATCGAGGCCAAGATACCGAGGATCGAAAGCCTACAAGGGAGCGAAGATGGCGGAAGGCTTGCGCCGCTCCGAGACATGCCCTCTCTACCTGCATCCGGTCTTTGCCGAGCGAGTGATGGGATACCCCGAAGGGTGGACAGACTGCGAGGGCTTGGAAACGCCATCGTGCCGCAAGTCGCCGCCGAAATCCTCCGATGCATGATGCAAGCGGACGCATTACTACGATAAAAAATGAATACTAAACCTATACAAAAGACCTGTTACAACTGCGGGGCGCACATCACTAAAGGCATAATCTGCCCAACGTGCGATGCGATAAAATACTGCGCCTGGCATATCGAGGAAACTTTTCCAGACCCTCAGACTCGACTCGACTTTGTAAAATCGATGCAGGAAAAGCGCATGGGAACATGGCTCGAAATAAAAAAAGAGGCAGTGAAAACCGATAGCCATCTTTTGCGCGTGCTTTATAAATTTTTTCGCCGAATGATTTACAATCTGCCGTATTGCTCGCAGGATGGGATTCTAGGCAGGGCATGGCAGTATGTGGCACTGAGAGCCGAAAGCGAGCAGAAAGCCCGTGTAGGGCGAGAGGATGCGCAAAGAATGGCAATGCAGGCGATTCAGCACGCGATGGAATCCACGGAAACGAGCCGAACGGCAAAATCGACGCATTCCGAGCGTGCTTATGCTGGATTCGACTTTGCGGACGTTCGCGACGAAAACCCGTTTGATTGAAAATAAATGTTGACAATTTCCCACAATGTGCAAAAGTCTTCATGCGGACGTGATAAGTCGAAACGCAAACAACCAACTCCCAATCAATGGACTCCAACGAACCATCTTACGAAAAGCAAAAAGCTGCCAAAGAAAAGCAAATAATTATCAACCTGATAAACCGTCTAGATGATCGACTCAAGAACGCGCACTACTGGCTCACCGAACGGGACGCGCATGAACAGGCTCAGGAGGCGATAATGGAGGCTCGTGGATTGACGCTTAGGCTCTCTGAGGAATATGGCGCGCACATTCAATTTCCCGCCGAAACGGCGCCGTCTCGCTAGAATCATAAGAACCGCGAGAATATAAAAATAACCAACACCGAAACAACATGAAGCTATCAAAGGCCAGCCATGAAGATTACTCCCATCGCTATTCGCGCCTGATGCGAATTTTGATGCGGATTTTATGCGCCATTTCCGATAAGGCGACGAATATCAGCATTTGGGCGGATTGCCTCGCTATCGGTGCAAATGTTAGACGACTCGAAAGTGAGGCCATTAGCTCTGGATGCTCAGTAAAGCTTGCGAGATTCGAAGATGCTGCGCGGAGACGAGCCAGACTAATGCCTGATGTCTGCGGCGCGAAAAAAACTATATCATCTATGTTGCGACAGGCTAGACGGATTTACAGTGAGGGGCAAAGCGCGGGAAAACGAGAACATGAAAATCTAACGAATAAATATTATGGCTAATCACGCAATCCGAGACGATAAAGGCAGGATCACCACGATCCTGACCACGGCAGATATCTACGAATTCAAGGGCTTTACCTTCGAGGTGGATCACTACGGATTACCATGCAAACTCAAGAAAAACGGGGAACCAGCCGCAGCGATGGGGCGCAGATTCTGGGCAATCTGGATCGAGTGGGATAAACACACAAAGGAAGAAAAATCCGCTACGCAAATCTCTGGATAAGCGAAAAATCTATGAACCTACAACCAAACACCGAGGCGGCGGAAACCGTCCAAACAAAGGACAGCCCGGCGGTTGTCCAGGAGCGTCTTGTTCGTCTTCTTGCTCGATTCCGGGGCTTTGTCTCCGCACGGCGAGAAGCTGCCGAACACTGGCGGGCAAAGGGTGAACCGCAAGTGGCTTCCAGTAGTGACCGCGCGGCGGACTTCTTCGAGCGATGTGCTAACGAACTTGAGCGGACGATCAACGGTGAGATGCCACCTGATCCCGGCTACGACTGGCCAATTTGTGAGACGAACGCATAAGGTCATGGACACGGCACCCTTCACGCTCGAAATCACGCAGGACGCGCCCGCCGTGTTCCATGCACCGTCTTGTTGTGGGTCTTTGGATCTGCGGCTCGGCTGCTGCATGGACGTGATGAAAACCTTCCCGGATGGATACTTCGATCTGGCCATTGTCGATCCTCCCTACGGAATCGGAGTGAACTCGATGAACATGGGAAGCCGGAAAACCGTCCGACCCGACAAGAAAAACTGGGATGATGAAATCCCGACACCGGAATACTTCGCGGAGCTTCGCCGCGTGGCGAAGAAACAAATCGTCTGGGGCGGCAACTACTTCCCGCTGCCGCCGTCGCGTGGCTGGTGCGTGTGGGACAAGGGCGAGTCAATGTATGGCCGCAGCTTCGCCGAAGTGGAACTCGCGTGGATGTCCATGGATGCCTCTGCGCGAATCTTCAAAATGTCGCCGAATCAACTGGATCGGTTCCACCCCACGCAAAAGCCGGTGAAGCTCTATGAATGGCTGTTGGGAAGCTATGCCAAGCCAGGGGAGCGGATACTGGACACGCACCTGGGAAGCGGCAGCCACGCCATCGCCGCGCACTACTACGGCGTCCACCTCACGGCCTGCGAAATAGATCCAGAATACTACGAAAAAGCCGTCGCCCGCATCAAGCAGGAGACGGCTCAACAGACCTTCCTATGAAATCACTTCCCGCAAAGCCTCATAGCCTCGGCATAGCCGTGGCGGGCGCAAAGCTCGTCAAAGCCAGCGTCGGCGGTGCCATCCTCCTTGCCGCTCAGGGCATCCGCCACAAGCTCCTTGGTAGGGCGACCGCCCTTCTTGCCGTTGGCGCGTGCTGCGCTGGCCTTGGCTTCCGATGTGACCTTGCCGCCGAGGCGACCCAGTATTGCTGCTGCTTTGTTCTTCATGGCGCGGCCAATAAAACCGAACCGCTTGGGTTTGTCAAGCGGCTTCTTCATTCTCCCCACAACGCCTAGCTCATCCGTGGAAGGAAATAATCACTCAAAACTTTATGTCACAAGAAAACGAAATCGAAGCGAAAAAACCCAGCCTAACAAAAGACTTCCTTCCATCGGATGGAGCGTCTTGTTCTCGGTCTTTATTCCGAGCAGCTGACATCGTTCACCACGCGCCATCTGGCGAGGATTGGGTGCTGGCCGTGGATGAAGAAAACGGACGTGTGCAACCCTGCGGCTGGCCTCCAACAATGGCTGACTCGAAAGACTGTAAGCTGACGACTCCCGCGACTGCCGAGCATCGAATCGTGATGCTGCAAGAATGGGCGAAAGAAGGGAAGGGCTACGAGCATGAACGCGACTCCCGCACCCGTGCAGCTCGCCGCCAGATTTCTTCCGAGAACGTCGAGGTGACGCACCCCGAATCGAAGCCCTGAGACTATGCAAAACCAAGAACCAGAATCGAAGCCAGCAAGCGTTGAAGAACCCTGTGAAGAGGGGTTGTCGTCCAGCGCCTTGTTCGGCTTGGCTGTTATGCTCGAAAGGACGGTAAACGACGGATGGAAAACCACCGTCACGACCCGCCAACTTCTAGGATACCGATACGCCGACAGCGAGGATGCTGCCGTGGGA